TCAAATGAGAGTCCGGAGGCATTTCTCGCCTTTGTAAAATACTTTGATACTGTTCTTCGGGGAAAGCGGATCGTGATGCTTTGATGCGATTATAGTTTCACTGCTGCTGGCCTCCCTGCATTTCTGTAGTGTATCAACCAGTGAGATATTGAGCGCGTCAATCGTTAGCGTCAGCGGAATGGCGAGCTTAGCCCCTGTTTTACCCTGCTCAATGTGAAGATGGTTGTCGTTTATGTCTGACCACTTCATTCTGCATAAATCGCCCACTCTCTGCCCTGTAATGACGGCCAAATCCATTGCCAGCCTCAGCCAGATAGGGAGAGGTTCGGCTGCATGGTAAATCTCGACATACTCATTAGCTGTCAGCCTTGAGCGCCTTACTTCTGACTTTGCTGTGCGGGTTGCTGTTACCGGATTCGTAGCCACATGCCCCTCGGCTATTGCTTCACGAAAAACGTCAACAAGGGTTGACCTGATTAATTTTGCGGAAGCCGCTTTACCTTCTGCTACGTAGGTATTTAGCATTGCTGCCACCTCTTTCGTTGATATGTCAGTGAGCGGTTTGTCCGGCAATTTTCTTCGAATTGCCCTGATTTTGCTGGCGTAGTCGAGTAGAGTTTTCGGTCTGATGCCCCTCTCGCTGAGGATTGTTTCATATCGGTCAAGCCACGCATGAAGGGTGATTGAGTCAGCGCCTTTAATCCTGTCTATCAGTGACTCGCGCCCGCTGTCTGATAGCAACTCAATGTTGGCCTGTATTGCTTCAGTGATTGCTATCCTCCTGTCTCGGCCTAATCCGAACTCTTTACCCGTCCTTGGGTCCCTGTAGCAGTAATATCCATTGTTTCTTATATAAAGGTTAGGGGGTAAATCCCGGCGCTCATGACTTCGCCTTCTTCCCATTTCTGATCCTCTTCAAAAGGCTACCTGTTACTGGTCGATTTAAGTCAACCTTTACCGCTGATTCGTGGAACAGATACTCTCTTCCATCCTTAACCGGAGGAGGGAATATCCTGCACTCGCGTACCCATCGACGAACTGTTTCAAGGCTCCTTGGGCGTCGCTGGCGTGCGTTCCACTCCTGAAGTGTCAAGTACATCGCAAAGTCTCCGCAATTACTCGCAAGGGAGCGAGTATTGGTTTATTTTCTCCAACAAAAAAGGAGCCGAAGCTCCTTTGATGATTAAAATTCGAATTGTCTCGCCCGAAGGCTTTTCAGCATTGGTTTTGCCCGTTCGAAAAGGGCGCTTGCTTGGTCAAGTCGTGTCGCCTCCCTTAGCAGTACATCTCTGTTTTTCGTCACCGTGTAAAAAGTTTCAAACGCGATGTTATACAGCTTGCTCGTGTATGATGAGTTCAGTTCCTTCAATATCGGGTACAGACGTTTGCAGATGTCCTGCGCATTCTCCATCTGTACCTGCATATAGCAAAGGAGGATGATTTCTTCGTCTGTGAATTGCTGCTGGATCTGCGGGTGCTGTTCCGCTTTGCCCGGGCTGAAATAGCAGTCTTCCAGTTTTTCGAACACTTCCCACGCCTGATCGGTTTCGAGCATTTTTGCGTGGCGGGCTGCGCCTCGTTCTGTCCAGAGGATGAGGTGCTTTGCTCGCGGTGCAACTAAGTTACTGTGAGTAACCTTGTTCTTAAATTCCCGCAATTCACCACCCTCCAGTTTAAAGTAGTGCTTACCACAAACAAAACGCCCGGCATTGCGCGTATAGTTCACTTTAATGTTGTTGGTCTCAGTGCCGTAAAGTCGTGCCAGTAGTTCGGTAGTGATGACGGGGATGTGGTTATAGGTAATTGGGGAAAGGGATTCAACAGAAATTTGAGTAGCCATGGTTTTATGTCCTATCGCATATTTTGAATTCACCCCTTTTGAGAGGGTGGTCGGGCGCTCAAAACCGGCGATAGACGGCGGGCATATTTCCCTTGCGGGTGTTTTATTAGCCGCACGCCCGACCATTGAATTCTCAATGTCGTAGACATAAAAAAATCCGCATAACTGACGGGGCGGTTTCCGCTATCGCAAAGGTGTTTTGAGCACCATGAAGCGGAATATAGCCCCGTTAATGCGGTGTTGTCAAATCATGTAGGCCTTATCTTGCTGTAAGCCGCGCCATTCGGGCTTTTCCCCACATTTGGGGAAAACTATCTTGTCAAAATCATGCAGCCTTTCGCTCTCCTTCGATGAGTTCCTCTATTTTGTGCACTCCAGCCTCGTTGTACCGAAATGTTTCAACCTGCTTGTCATTGTGCGCCGATTTGTCGATGAACCACTTCCCGTACTTTTCTGTTTTGAGCATGTAGGTGTTGGCTATGCGTCCTACCTTGTTGGCTGAAATACCGTAGCGCTGGCCGACTTCCGTAGCAGAGTAGTAGTGCTCTGAGATAGCTGGCAGAGGTACAACATCGCGACCAACAATCGGGTTGAACACTCCAGCTACTGCTGCCTGCTTTGATTCTGAGGACAGATTCGGGAACATATTCACCAGTCGATCCGCCACGTTCAAAGCTATTTCCATGGCTCGCGCACGGTCTAGGCTACTTTCTGGTTGCGGTACTGGTTGAGGATGGTTGGCAACCTTTTCGCGCTGATTGAAGTAGCCGTCCTCCAGTTTTTCGAACACGTCCCATGCCTGATCGGTTTCGAGCATCTTCGCGTGACGGGCGGCTCCGCGCTCTGTCCAGAGGATGAGGTGGCGTGCATTTGGGGCAATTTTCACAAAGTAGTTTAAAGCTACTTTGTGTTTTAGCGCGCGCAGCTCGTCACCAACGACCTTGTAGAAGTGTACCCCCTCAACAAAGCGCGACTTGTTTTCATGATGGTTTTGCCGGATGCGCACAACATCCGTTCCGTACAACTGCGCCAATAATTCGCTGGTGATGACGTTGGTTTGTTTGTAGGTGATTGGTGAAAGTGTTTCGACAGAAATTTGAGTATTCATAGCGTCCTCACATTGGCTTTTGCATTGAAGAAAGCTTGACGGTGAACTCGCCGTAACGAGTTCAGATAAAAGAAATCCCGCGAGTGCGAGGATTGTTATTCATTGCCGATATTCACCTTTATCTCAAACACCTTTATCGGCTTATCTCCTTTGCATGGCACGTAATTTTTTCAGATGGTTCTCCTGCTCTGTTTCAGCCAGGATCTGGTGATATTCTCTGTGATCAATGTGTTCGAATAAATTATTGAATTTTCTGATGCACACCCTTCCAGGATAGCCATCCATCCTCTTGAAGAATACTGAGTGATCAGTACTACGAATGATTTTTACTGGATAGCCAGCGCTATCGGTGTATATCTGACCACGTTGAATCAGAGCGAACATTCCTTTATCTCCAGCGGCAAATCGAATACATCATCAGTGCCACCGCCAGTGCGGTTCCTACCTCTTTGAATGCTTCAGGCCAGGTCATTGATTCACCTCCCGCTCAATATTTTTAAGGTCATTCTCCGCATACAGTATCGCTGTCCTGGCTGCTCGCAACCGCGCTTTGGCGTTTTTCTCTTCACGTTCAAGTTTTGCCACAGCTTCTCGAAGAGCGTCCCGCTTTGCATAAAGTGATTTAATCTCAGACACGATGTTTTCGCCGTTTCTCGCGCGGTCGAGAACAAGTTCGAATGGATCTAAAGCCAATCCGCATCGGTTGCAGGTAATCGTACGATTCACTTCTGAAATTGTTGTACGGATATGCTGACAGCATTTTTGCTCGACGCTTTTTCTGTCGGTTATCACAACGTTGAGAAGTCCTTCCTCCTCTGATTTTGGCTGCACCAGGGTGATAACATTATCGCTGTTATCGTCCATCACTTCACCTCCTGCGGCGGTTCTGGTAGCGGCATCCAGTGGATTTGCCCCTATATTTCCAGACATCTGTTATCACTTAACCCATTACAAGCCCGCTGCCGCAGATATTCCCGTGGCGAGCGATAACCCAGCGCACTATGCGGATGCCATTCGTTATAATGCTCGAACGCCTCTGCAAGGTTCTTTGCTGCCGTTAACCCGTCTGGTTTGGGCATGATACTGATGTAGTCACGCTTTATCGTTTTCACGAAGCTCTCTGCTATTCCGTTACTCTCCGGACTCCGCACCGCCGTGTTCTTCGGTTCAAGTCCCAACATCCGGGCGAACTGGCGTGTTTCATTAGCCCGGTAGCATGAACCATTATCCGTCAGCCACTCCACTGGAGACGACGGAAGATCGTTGCCGAAGCGGCGTTCCACCGCTCCCAGCATGACGTCCTGTACTGTTTCACTGTTGAAGCCGCCGGTAGTCACCGCCCAGTGCAGTGCCTCACGATCACAGCAGTCCAGCGCGAACGTGACACGCAGTCTCTCTCCGTTATCACAGCAGAACTCGAACCCGTCAGAGCACCATCGCTGATTGCTTTCTTTCACGGCCACTCTGCCTGTATGTGCCCGTTTCGATGGCGGTACAGCAGGTTTTCGCTCAAGCAACAGCGCATTCTGGCGCATGATCCGGTAAACACGTTTGGCATTGATCGCAGGCATACCATCAAGTTCTGCCTGTCTGCGAAGCAGCGCCCATACCCGACGATAACCATACGTGGGCAGCTCTCCGATAACATGGTGTATACGGAGAAGCACATCCGTATCATCAGTGTGACGACTGCGGCGGCCATCCATCCAGTCATCGGTTCGTCTGAGAATGACGTGCAACTGCGCACGCGACACCCGGAGACAACGGCTGACTAAGCTTACTCCCCATCCCCGGGCAATAAGGGCGCGTGCGCTATCCACTTTTTTGCCCGTCCATATTCAACGGCTTCTTTGAGGAGTTCATTTTCCATCGTTTTCTTGCCGAGCAGGCGCTGGAGTTCTTTAATCTGCTTCATGGCGGCAGCAAGTTCAGAGGCAGGAACAACCTGTTCTCCGGCGGCCACAGCAGTAAGACTTCCTTCCTGGTATTGCTTACGCCAGAGAAATAACTGGCTGGCTGCTACACCATGTTGCCGGGCAACGAGGGTGAACCGCCCCGGGAATCCTGGAGACTAAACTTCCTGAGAAAGAGGTAAACAGGATGACTAAAAATACTCGTTTTTCCCCCGAAGTCCGTCAACGGGCAGTCCGTATGGTTCTGGAAAGTCAGGGCGAATATGACTCACAATGGGCGACAATTTGTTCCATTGCTCCAAAGATTGGCTGTACGCCGGAGACTCTGCGTGTCTGGGTTCGCCAGCATGAGCGGGATACCGGGGGCGGTGATGGAGGGCTCACCACCGCTGAACGTCAGCGTCTGAAAGAGCTGGAGCGTGAAAATCGTGAACTGCGCCGCAGTAACGATATCCTTCGCCAGGCTTCCGCTTATTTTGCGAAGGCGGAGTTCGACCGCCTCTGGAAAAAATGATGCCACTGCTGGATAAGCTGCGTGAGCAGTACGGGGTCGGACTGCTATGCAGCGAACTGCATATTGCCCCGTCAACGTATTACCACTGTCAGCAACAGCGACATCATCCGGATAAACGCAGTGCCCGTGCGCAGCGCGATGACTGGCTGAAGAAAGAGATACAGCGCGTATACGATGAAAATCACAAGGTATACGGTGTAAAGTCTGGCGTCAGTTGTTACGGGAAGGTATCAGAGTGGCCAGATGCACTGTGGCACGTCTCATGGCGGTTATGGGACTTGCCGGTGTTCTCCGGGGTAAAAAGGTCCGTACGACCATCAGCCGGAAAGCCGTTGCCGCAGGCGACCGCGTAAACCGTCAGTTCGTGGCAGAACGACCTGACCAGCTGTGGGTGGCTGATTTTACTTACGTCAGCACATGGCAGGGCTTCGTCTATGTGGCGTTCATCATTGATGTGTTTGCCGGATACATCGTGGGGTGGCGGGTCTCATCGTCCATGGAAACGACATTCGTGCTGGATGCACTGGAGCAGGCGTTATGGGCCCGTCGACCGTCCGGCACGGTTCATCACAGTGATAAAGGTTCTCAGTATGTATCGCTGGCCTACACACAGCGGCTTAAGGAAGCCGGATTACTGGCATCAACAGGAAGTACAGGCGACTCGTATGACAACGCGATGGCGGAGAGCATCAATGGTCTTTACAAAGCGGAGGTAATACACCGTAAGAGCTGGAAAAACCGTGCAGAAGTGGAACTGGCCACACTCACGTGGGTGGACTGGTATAACAATCGACGATTGCTGGAAAGGCTGGGCCATACTCCTCCGGCAGAAGCAGAAAAAGATTATTATGCTTCCATCGGAAACGATGATCTGGCAGCCTGAGTTCACAGATAAAACACTCTCCAGGAAACCCGGGGCGGTTCAGGGAGACCGTCATCCCCGGTTCAAAGCTCTGCTGAACAATTGCGATCTTTTCCTGTGTGGTACGCCGTCTGCGTTTCTCCGGCCCTAAGACATCAATCATCTGTTCTCCAATGACTAGTCTAAAAACTAGTATTAAGACTATCACTTATTTAAGTGATACTGGTTGTCTGGAGATTCAGGGGGCCAGTCTATCCAGTGGGTTGCCTGTTCAATACCATTACCTGGCTTAACCGTTACATCTCCACGCCGGAATGTACCTCCGGTATAGCGTGCGGAGCATATTAGCGGTTCAACCAGAGAGCTATCGAAATTCACCGAAATAAGTACGTTCTGGCCCTTTTCAGGCATTCGATCACTACAGCTTATCCAACCATCCGGAATTACCGGAGAGTTGCCCGACATCTCATTCAACTTGTAAGTCTGGCTTACAGGTTTGGCTTCCAGTTCTGCTATGCGCTTTTTTGCTGTTTCCAGCTCGCTCAGCAGTGTCAGCACAGTAGCCGGATTGGCTGCGGCGATGAATTCAGCATTGGCCTGCTGTTCCATTTGGAAATCTTCATCGAAACCGCTTTCAGGATGCGCTCCTTCAATTCTGCAAATAGGAAGATATCCAACAACTTCACGGTGAATTAGCGCATCATCAGCATCAAGTTTCTCCTCTCCATATTCGAGCGACCACACACCCCACGTTGCTTTCTCTGCCTTTTCACGCAGTGCCTGATAGTCAATTTCGCTCACTGTTTGCCTCCTTTGCGCCACATAGCATTCAGATATTTGTTTTGATTCACTGACGGAAACCATATGTTGCGTTAACTGCCCAATTCCTGTGCATCCCATCATGGCGTGAATAATGCTCGCCCCAAATTTATTTTCAGTGCCGTCATTCTTCTGAACACAAACACTGAGATATTGGATTTTCCGTCCGTCGTCGGATTCTCCAGAAAACTCAATGAATCGGGCACCTTTTTCTGATTGCTTGAGTTCTGCTTCGGTGATGTTAATGATATGCGCACCCGTTTCGGTAATAAAACCACCTTGTCCGGCGGTCAGTGCTGATTCTTCGTTATAAGTAAAAATCACTTCATCCATTAGTTATTAACCCCCCATTGTTCTCCAAATACAAAACCAATTTCCGCCAGTGCTTCGTCCATTTTGTCGATGAACTCCGGCACCATCTCATCAAAACTCGTCATGTACTTTTCATCCCGCTCGACCACGACATAATGCAGGCCTTCACGCTTCATGCGTGGGTCGTAGTTGGCGAAGTACCAGGCGTCCTTGTCTGTAACCCACATGCTGAATTGCACTTGGGCCATGTAAGCAGGCTTGATAGCGTCAAAGCCGCCAAGCCGGAACTTCATGAAGTCGCGGGAAGTGAAGGGGCATTTAAGCTCAAGGCCGTTACCGTCGCTGCATAAACCGTCGGGAGAGCAGGCGGTGCGCATGCTTTCGTCACGAAAAATTATTGGCGTTTCCGAGACGGTAACATCCGCGATAAATTCGAAGATGGCACGGGCATCATCTTCGTATTGCTTTCCCCATGCGAGCGACTTAGCGTTAACTTCCGGTGCCACGCCGGTACAAACTTCAGCCAGCAGGGTGTGGAAGTATGAGATTTTTGTATCAGGCCATTTGCTGCCGGAACGTGGCTTTGCTATCACATTGTGAACTTCTGAAGCAGTGATAACACCGAGTCTCAGCTTGTGCCATCCATCATCGCCCTGGTCGAGGCTGGTAATATCCACGCCAGTTCGCTGGAGAATAATTTCTGGTGTCATGACACGGCCTCGCTGCTATTTTCCGTGGTGGCGTGAATTTTCGCTTCCGCCGTGGCCTTGTTTCTGGCAGCTTTCTTTTTGACAAAATCAAGCGTTTTGACAGCTTCTTCCTGACTGAGATATTCATGTGATGCAATCGTGCGACGGAATGTTTTGGAACATAAGGGAAGCAGGTCATCCCATGTCTTGTTAATTTCGGTGATTGCCTGAGTGATCTCATTGATAATCTCATCTGATGCGGGAGTGACGTCACGCTCAGGGATGTGATCAGCATTCAGGATGATACCTTCACCGGCCTGAGTGTTCAGGTAGTCGATAGCTGTATCCAGGCGATCGCGACGGGGCCAGTATTTGCTGGCGCGCTTACAATGGCTTTTCTGGCCATTTCATCGGGGAAACTATCCCACGGGCTACTTCCTCCGTTATTTCCGGCTTTGCTGCACGCCCTGATGACCTCGATTTCCCTGTTGCTCATCTCTTCGGTCAGATAGTCGCCTTCGGATGTTTTTACGACACAATAACCGCCAATGCGTGCGCCCCTGTCTACGAATGGGTTGTATTTGTGCGTGGGGGCGCAGTCAATACCGTTGGACTCGTAAATGTCCTTCTCGTAAACAAGTTTGCATTGCCCCCACTGAATGGCTCCTGTGACCTGTGCCAGATGCAGAAGCCCCATATAACTGATATCCAGGCATACAGCCTTTTTTCGTGGGACCAGATACGCCAGCTTGCTGGCCGGGTTCAGGGTTATGCCGATGGCGGCAACATTGATGATAGCGTTCTGTGCGCTGGGCAGATTTGCCCGTGCTGTGTCAGCCAGAAAGGCATTTTTCTGGAATTGCTGAATTGCAAACTGACTTTCCTTCGCCCATGTCAGCGTCGGTTCAGTTAATGCCTCGCAGAAAAAGCGCTCCTGCTGCTTAACAAATTCAACGATATCGAACATTTTTTTGGTCCTGAAAATCAGAAAGGACAGGGGGAGAATTTTCTCTCCCATTCTTCTTCCGCCCGAGCATAGGCGATCGCTGAGATATAATCGTTGTACGCCTCTTCAGCTTTTTCGCCAGTGAGTGCCAGTTGGGCTTCTTTGGGTAAAAAAAGGCTGCTCATAAGCAATGGTTTATCGGGGAACATGCTGATAAGCTCCTGCGCCCGATCATCAATCCATTTATCCTTTTCATCCTGAATATGCTGATTAACCCAGCGACGCTCCTCTATGCGGTCGCAGGTGAGGTATGCGTTCATGGCGGAACTCCTGATTCCGGTTAATGCATTAAATTAATTTGTCGGGAAAGCTGACAGACAGGGCAGTTACATTCTTCCTCCTGCTCTTTAGCGAAGAAATATGCAGCGGCCTGTAATGCGATGTCTTCTGGATGTTCCGCGATAAACATAACATTGCCTTCCGTATCAATAACAGAAATAGCCTCATCAGGCAGGACGACAAAATAGGCGATGATTTTATCATCCATAAAAACTTCTCCCATTATCGTTTCTGCTGGCGTTATGACGTTTTTTACATTGATATTAATTTTTTGATTGAGCATGATATTTCCTTTCAGGCTGGTGAGATTAACGGTTGGCCTTTATGGTTCAGGTAAACTTCGATTGCATCTGAAATAATGCGGATTTTTTCAATCAGTGAATGTGCGTAAAGTGCATTATTAACGTTAGCTGACGCCATGTAATAACGCCCGTTGTAAAGAATTGCTGTACCGGGTTTAACGTCCTCGCGAGAAACTAATGCGGTTCCGTAGTGAGGTTTGAGCATGACAAATCCTCCGGTTAATTAATCCAGATATTTAATTTAATCCCCGATATGTGATCGGGGATGGGGTTAATTAAAGATTAACGTTGAAACCAAAGCGGGAAGACTTTTCCGATGTGCGGGAAATATCCAGCAATTTACGGCGCATTTCTTCCGTCAGATGCTTGAAGGCGTTAAATTCGGCGACAGCCGCATCGACGTTATAGCCGTTACGACGTAATTCATTAAATATGCGCATTGCAGGGCTTGGCATGTCGAATAAGACGGAGGTATCAAGCTGCAATGTATTTCTATCAACATAGTTCATCGTGGCATAGGGGTGATGCTCTGAAAACTACGATAAAGGGAAATTGATATTCATCGCAGGAGAAGACAGGGCCAGTTGTTTCTGTTCCCATAGTTGTTTTTCCATGCGATCGAATTCAGCAATGTAGGCTTCCTTGAATGCAGCTGCTTTTTTGCCGGTGAAGCCCATCACCAGAAAAACGAAGCCGTTTTTGGTGATTTGGTAGGCGTTATAGGTATTGCCTCGGTGTTCGAATTTAACCCGCGAAAAGTTGCGGGTTAAGAATTGCTCAGAGCATTCGAGGGATTCTATTTTCTGAACAACATGGTGATGCTGCTTGCCAAAAAACTCAGCAATCGAAATAGAAGTAGTGACGGCGCGACCATTTTCGATGGTTACGTCAGGGTGAGAAAGGGTAGTAGCCATAATGACATCCTCAAGTGATAAGTTAATTAACTCACCACCAGAGGTGCTAATCTCATGGGTGGTGAGACGCACAGGGTTAGCACTACCGGTCACTCGAGAACCCGGCCAGCCTTGCGGCTGCCCCGCACGCCTCACCATAATTTGAATGTGGCTGTGCATTACGCATAAAAAAACCGCTTCAGCGCGGTTATGCGCTCGAGTAACTTTCGGGGTGCTAATCCCGGCACCCGTTTTATGAGGTGTTCGCCAAATATAGCCCCGACATCACACGCAGTCAATATCGTCCTTTCTCGGAAATGCTTTGGCGGTGCCGCCTGCACCCCAAAACATTCCCTGTATTGGTCAGCGCCAACTTCCTGCCAGTGTTGCCCGTTCTCACGCCGTTCTCGCTCTCGCGCGGGGATACTCTCTCATCGACCGGATCGCACCCGATGATACAGCACGTTTACGTGTAGGGGTCTAAACAGGTCATTGACGCTGTAAAGCTCCAGATTGTTAAAGAGCATTTTGCGGCGGGTTAAGTCGCGCCGTACGACTGATTTATGTAGCCCTGTGTCAGGGCGCGATGTTTCTGGCTTGGGTAAAATATAATAAGCGCAACTGATCGCAGTTAATAGTAAGACTGATAATTTAATTTTAATCTATGTGATTGATTTTTAGATTAATTTATTTATGTAAAAAATATAAGCGAGGATAATGCAGGTGGTGAGTTATGGAGGATGCGCAAAGAAAAACCGGCGCTGAGGCCGGTTACTCTGTGTTAGATTTGGTGTGAGGGAACCCCCTGATAACACTAAGAAAAGCAGTGAACAGTCAAAGAGAACCCAGCGGGCTTGGTGGCTTTTGACAAAAACATCGCCTGTAACTATAATTAGTTGCAATGTAGCGAAGATGAGATTATGTGGGTATGGGGAAAGCAGATAAGCTACTGGAAAAGTTTTTAAACAGTAAAAAAACGTTTGAATGGGATGAGTTGGTCGTTTTGTTTTCCTCTCTGGGATATGTCAAAAAGGAAATGCAGGGCTCAAGAGTGCGGTTTTTCAATGCTGAAATCAACCACACCATATTAATGCATCGCCCACATCCAGAAAGTTATATTAAAGGTGGAACGCTGAAAGCGATTAAACAGAATCTGAAAGAGGCTGGGGTATTATGAATCATCTAAAATATAAAGGATATTTAGGTACAGTAGAACCAGATTTTGAAAATAATATCCTGTACGGAAAACTGGCGTTTATTCGAGACCTGGTAACTTATGAGGCTTCTACATTAGCTGAACTGGAACAGGAGTTTAAGACATCGGTTGAGCTGTATTTACAGTCTTGTGTGGAGGATGGAAAGGAGCCTGATACCCCGTTTAAAGGTGTGTTTAACGTCAGACTTGATCCAGAACTGCATCGTCGGGTCGCTGAAATGGCGATGGAAGAAGATTTATCACTGAACGCCTTTGTTAATAAGGCGCTGGAAAAAGAAGTCAACCATCACACAGGGGCTTAATGTTCCCTTCGTCTTTGACATCCTCACCGCCGAAGAATGGGGAATTTACGGCGCACTGGTAAATGGTGGGGTGAGCAGGAGGCAAACAAAACCGGCACCAAGGCCGGGTTTTGTTATTGGTGCATTTGGCAGGTTGTAATATCTGGTCCATAAGCCAAAGTAAAAACAGGCTTGTTGATCAAGCCCATGTTCTTTAATGATTGAATCATTTTTCCTTGCTCGCTAACTTTTTGCTTGCTAAGTATTTCTTCCACTTGTTGTGTCAAGGATTTGTCTTTGTTCATTTATGGCTCACTTGATTGCGACTGCTCCCGCCCGCATTGGGCGAGGGTTCTCGGAGATTTTTCGCTGAAAAAGGAAATAAAATAGCCTCCCTGCAAGGTTATTGATATCATCCTGTGAGTTCAATCAAAAGTCTCATCATTCCACTGCGACTTTATGACCTTTCCGACAAACTGGCAGTTTTCGTTACACTCAATCATGTCGAATCGTGGGTTGAGTGGCTCCAGGTACGCTTTACCGCTCTCACGAATGAATCGTTTGAAGGTGAATTCATCGCCATTCATTCGGGCCACGCAAAAATCGCCATCCTCAATCTCCCGCTCAGGGTCAACGAGTATCAGCATCCCTTCGGGGAAACTGGGTTTACCACCCTGCGGCGCGGTCATTGAATGCCCCTTGACCTCCAGCCAGAACGACCTGTCACTGGCTTTTGTGGTGGTGGAGATCCACTTAATCGCATCCTTTGCGGTGTACGAAAAATCATCCATTGAGAAAGCTCCAGCCTGTACGCAGGAGAGTAACGGATATTCGTAATATTTCTCGAACAGGTTACGCCTGTTTCCCGGTGTGTGGGTACGAATACTGCGTAACAAATCACTCAGATCTGGATTAATTTCTTCCGCAGGAACCTGTAATAAAGCCGCAAACTTAAGGGTATTTTCAGTATTTAACGCAATTTTTGCGTTCAATAACTGACTAACAGCCCCTGCGTTTTGAAGCCGAGGATATCTGCGGCTTTTTCCTGGCTTAGGGATAGCTGTTTCCGTTTTTCATCCCAGATTTTGCGCAGTCGTTCAGCGTTCTGGATGTCTTTGTCAGTAATTGTAATTTTCTTCGTCATAGTGCCTCCAATTTTATTAGCAACACAAATATTTATCAAATAGCTAGCCTATTGACATTTAAATCAGGTAAGCTAATATCGGAAAATTGAAATGGGAGGATCTCTATGACTCTTGACGAGTACTTGAGACAAAGCTCTATCAGACAAGCCGATTTTGCGGCGATTGTTGGAGTTTCTCAGGGATTTGTCAGTGGGGTTATTACAGGGAGATACATGCCTCAGGGGCGGAAAGCCATTGAATGGGCAAAAGCTACAGACTGGAATGTAACTCCCCATGAACTAAACCCGCATGACTACCTAAACATGGAAGATGGTATTCCGCTTCATGTAAGGCAAACAGCCTGATAACCCTCCATCGGAGGTGTGAGTGAACAGGCAAATCAAAACGGTTATGCCCGATCAGTACTGTGATGCTGATCGGGACTGGATACAGGAGCAATTGTTACAGCTAGACCCGACCACCAGGGTAAAAATTGCAGCAGAGTACGCGAGAGTGTACCAGGAAGAGTGGGACAAGGAGCCTGTATCGTTCAGGAAGGGCAACAGGGCAAGACGGAGTGCCAACACCCGGTTACGGGTGTATGTCCAGAAGTACGCGAGAGCCAGCCGTGGCTGGATGCTTTCGCCAGTAGCGATACGGAAGGAATAGATCTCATCAAGGTGATTATTTTTTTGTGAAATGATTTCTCATGAAATCATTGCGCTTGAAATTTTACTAAGAAGGGGGTAAGGGGGCAGATCTGTAACATCCGTGCCTGTAAGGGCACTACCAGAGGAAGGCAGCTCCATAGGTTAGGTAGATCACTGTATAGGGTGAGATGGTTTCTGGCGAAATTATTATTATGCTAACTATTGCGGTGGAAATAGTACCATGTTCATCAAACATGTGGTTATCAGCCTGCTCGGAAACAAATTCTACACCGGAAAAGACAAGGTCACGTTTGATTATGTGCTGGCTGCCAAATTGCGTGATGCCGGACTGGCGATCGAACGTAATTATCTGGTTGATATGGGCAACGGTAAGCGCGGATTCGTCGATATCATGGTCGTTGCCCCATCTGGTGAACGGTGCGCGATCGAGGTGGACAGAGCGTCACCACGGGCACGTTCAATACTGAAACTGCGCAGACTCAAGCTATACGGCATTCCTGGTATCGTGCTTCTGCGCTGTTCACGTAATCCGGATCAATACGTTAGCGATGAGATCGACGTGATCCCGGCAACGGGTAAATCACGTAGCAAGGGGCGTCATGCTGAAAATAATCCCAAACTTTGCTCAGGAGCGCGGTTTAAACCAGCTGCGGCACCAGTGGAAACAGCATCGCACGTACCTGATGTATGCACCCACTGGCTCTGGCAAAACTGGTCTTGCAGCATTCGTCACCGCCGGAATGGTTGAACGTGGTATGCGAGTGATGTTTGTCTGTCCGTACACCATCCTGCTGAACCAGACAGCGGAACGTTTCACCGAATACGGTTTGCCGTGGGAAGAAATCAGTTTTGTATGGCGTGATCACCCTAACTATGACCCGTCACGACTGATTCAGATTGCCAGTGCCGACACGCTGATCCGTCGTGAGTTTCCTGACAACATCGATCTGCTGATCATCGATGAAGCACACATGAAGCGTCGTGCGTTACTTGAGGTTATCCGGGACAGAGACATCAGGGTTCTTGGACTTTCCGGTACCCCGTTCGCAGCCTGGATGGGGAAGTACTACGAATGCCTGATCAAGCCTACAACGATTCGTGAACTTATTCAGCGTGGTGATCTGAGCGATTATGAGTTTTTTGCCCCCTCAATGCCTGATCTGGCTGGCGTAAAAACCAGTAACACCGTATTTGGACGGGATTACAACGAGGAGCAGCTCGCATCCATCATGGGGAGTTCGGATCTGGTTGGCGATATCGTTCGCAACTGGCTTGAGAATGGTGAGGATTTGCCGACGATCTGCTTCTGTGTGAATGTTGCGCATGCGAATTTTGTTACCCGTGAGTTTTTACAGGCCGGTATTGGCGCAGAGGTGATGATGGCAGATACCCTCCATGATGAACGACAGGACATCATTCGCCGTTTTGAAGAGGGCGTGACCAAAATAATTGTCAACGTCGGCGTACTGGTTGCGGGATTTGACAGCGATGTTCGCTGCCTGATCTATGCCCGTCCGACAAAATCAGAAATCCGTTGGTTGCAGTGCATAGGTAGAGCGTTACGTACAGCCCCAGGTAAACAACGTGCGTTGATTTTCGACCATTCTGGCACGGTTCATCGGCTGGGTTTCCCCGAGGATATCGAGTATGACGAACTGCCGGGCAAAAATGACGGAATGAAAGCGTCTGCTGGCGGTGGCGAGGTTAAAGCTGAAAAACTTCCCAGAGAATGCCCCAAATGCCACTTCATGAAGCCTGCTGGTGTACACATGTGTCCCAAATGTGGGTTTCGTCCTCTTGGTGGCGATGATGTGGCAACAGACCGCGATCGAAAACTCTCTCGCGTAAACAAAGGGAAACGCGAATACAGCCGCGAGGAAAAACAGCGGTGGTGGAGTGAGATCAAGGGCTATCAGAATTACCGCAACGCGACAGGTAAGCCACTGAGTGACGGATGGTGCGCTCATACCTACAAAGAGAAGTTCGGGGTGTGGCCTAAAGGCTTCAGTAACGCGCCGCTGCAAACCTCGGTTGAAGTGCACAATTTCATCAAGTCAAAGATCATTGCCTATGCCAAAGGGCGCAAGAAAGCCATGACCGGAGGCCAGCATGCAAACTAAGGAGGCAGCAAAGGGGCACTGGGAGCGGATTTTTGAATACTACGGTATGCCTCCTGTCACTGGCGGTAAACATTACAAGGGCACCTGCCCCATTTGCGGCGCTAAAGGTAAATTCCGTTGCGGAACAGGATCGTGGATATGTGTCTGTGGTCATGGCGATGGGATGCAGTTGTTGCAACTGGCAACGGGTAAGCCTTGGGTGACTCTGTGCGATGAAATCGATCGACTGATTGGTAATACTTGGAAAAAAGAGCACGCAAGACCTGTTGTGACTGACACAACCAGAAACCGGGAGAGGGTTACAGCTAAATTTGCCAGATTGCCATGTTTGCGCGGAACTTCAGGAGAGGCATATCTGAAAAACAGGGGGATCCTCCAGTTACCGGCAGAATCCGTTCGTTTTTGTAATCGGCAGATTGCTAATGGACGGGAGTACCAGGCGATTTATTCAATCGTAACAGATGATAAAGGCATGCTGTGTTACCTGCACCGTACCTTGCTGGATGGCGATCGCAAAGCGGGTGTGGAGGCTGCCAAAAAAGCGCTGGCATTACAGGAGCAATCTTATCTGGAATATGCCAAATCTGTAGCGATACGCCTGTATCCGGTGTCATCAACTCTGGGAATTGCAGAGGGGATTGAGACGGCGCTGTCATGTCGCCAGATATTTCGCTGCAACGTATGGTCAACAATGAATTCTGGCTTTATGGAGAAGTTTATTGCTCCACCTGGCGTTAATCACCTGATTATCTTTGCTGACAATGACGAGCATGGTGCAGGTCTGGCGGCTGCCTTTAAATGTGGGCATAAGAATCTCATGAGTCGTAATGACGTGGAGAAGGTCAGTATTCGCTGGCCTGACTTGCCGGATTTTAACGACATGCTCATTCAGGGGTGTGAGGCCCGTGAACATGTGTTGACGCGCAAATTCAAAGCGGAGGCTGCCTGATGGAGCTGGAGATGATCAAGGCTGCTAATGGCGTATTTATACCGGCGTATGAACGCGATTTACCCCGACTGGCAAAATTTAAAAACGGTGAGCTGTACACGCTGGAAGCAAATCTTACCCGTAATCCATCTTTTCACCGGAAGATGTTCGCTTTTCTTAATTTTTGCTTTCAGTACTGGTGTGCTGAACACGCCGGATACGAATTCTCTGATGAAGCGACGCAGTTTGATGAGTTTCGTAAAAATCTGACAATTCTTGCCGGGTTCTATGATGTGGTCACAACCATAAGAGGTGAGGTGAGATATCGGGCAAAAAGCCTGAGTTACGCGAATATGGATCAGGATGAGTTTGAACGTTGCTACAACGCAATGATTAATGCCGCGCTGAAACACGTGTTTGGGCGTACAAACAATCCTGAACTGAATAACCGCCTGCTGTCGTTTTTCTGAGGTGATAATGAAACAGCGTAAACCCAAAAACTGCAAAGTGTGTGGCAATCAGTTTGTGCCGTTCCGCTCATATCAGAAAGTTTGTTGTGGTCAGTGTGCACTGGAACTGGTCAGAAAAGAAAAGGCTATAGCCTCAGCAAAAGAACAGGCAGACAAGCTGAAAGCAAGACGCCGCGATTTAAAACCCCGCAGTTACTGGCTGAAGCAGGCACAGCAGGCAGTAAATGCTTATATCAGGGAGCGTGATCGCTATTTACCATGTATCTCGTGCGGAACGCTCACGTCTGCTCAGTGGGATGCCGGACATGGTTAAGACGTTTCACCGTGAAAGCCCTGTCCGCGATGTAGCTATTAAGCGATATTGCAATCGCAATTGCACGCAAGATATAGCCAGGATTATTTCTTATATAACAGGTGCTGATATTCAGTATTGTCGTAAGCGAGTGGTGTGAGAAAGTGCTGGAGTCAGAAATGTTTTATGCAATGAAACGAGAATTGGATAAAGAATTTCCATTAATAGCGGCCTGAACTGAAATAATTTTGTAAATGCGTTGCTTCCGAGAAATGAAAGTGGTATTTTTTGCATATGCTCGGAGCAAAAGCGAACTGAGCAGTGAAATTGAAATCCTGATTTCCCCGGTCGTCGATAATATTTAGGGTCGACATACTGGCTAGATTAGGTAAGAGCCTCGGCAGAAACGTCGGGGCTTTTTTGTTTTCACAACAGGTAAGAGCATTTGTAGAGTTCGACTCTCTACCGTGGGCTTTTTCCCGCGATGCGAGTCATAAATGCTCTTTCCGTTGTGCTGAATTAAGCGAATGCCGGAAGCAGAACCGGATCACCAAATGCGTACAGGCGTCATCGCCGCCCAGCAACAGCACAACCAAAACTGAGCCGTAGCCACTGGCTATCCTGAATTCATCAGTGACAGTTACGCTGCGGCCTTCTTTTTCCCTTCCCAATATAAGAACTACGCCATCCGTTATTTGCGGAGGTGAGGCTATGAAATCCATGGATAAAATTTCAACGGGCATTGCCTACGGCACCTCCGCCGGCAGTGCCGGCTACTGGTTTTTGCAGTGGTTGGATCAGGTCAGTCCATCACAGTGGGCTGCGATTGGTGTGCTGGGAAGTCTGCTTCTGGGGCTTCTGACTTATCTGACGAATCTGTATTTCAAAATAAGAGAAGATAAGCGTAAGGCTGCGAGAGGTGAATAATGTCGCCATCATTACGCAAGGCTGTTGCAGTTGCTATTGGTGGCGGGGCTGTTTGCTATAGCATCTGTGTTAATCACTGGCCCAGGTGGTAACGATGGTCTGGAAGGTGTCAGCTACATACCATACAAAGATATCATTGGTGTATGGACTGTATGTCACGGACACACCGGAAAAGACATCATGCCTGGTAAAACGTATACCGAAGCAGAATGCAAAGCTCTCCTGAATAAAGACCTTGCCACTGTCGCCAGACAAATTAACCCGTACATCAAAGTCGATATACCGGAAACAACGCGCGGCGCTCTTTACTCGTTCGTTTACAACGTGGGCGCTGGCAATTTCAGAACATCGACGCTTCTTCGCAAAATAAACCAGGGCGATATCAAAGGCGCATGTGACCAGCTACGTCGCTGGACATATGCTGGCGGTAAGCAATGGAAAGGGCTGATGACCCGTCGTGAGATTGAGCGTGAAGTCTGTTTGTGGGGGCAGCAATGAGCAGAGTCACCGCGATTATCTCCGCTCTGGTTATCTGCATCATCGTCCGCCTGTCATGGGCTGTTAATCATTACCGTGATAACGCCATTACCTACAAAGAGCAGCGCGACAAAAACGCAAGAGAACTGAAGCTGGCGAACGCAACCATTACTGACATGCAGCAGCGCCAGCGTGCTGCTGATGCACTCGATGCTAAATACACGAAGGAGTTAGCTGATGCGAAAGCTGAAAATGATGCTCTTCGGCGCAAGCTTGATAATGGTGGTCGGGTGCTCGTCAAAGGAAAATGCCCTGTGCCATCCTCAGCCGAAACCTCCAGCGCCTCCGGCATGGGCAATGATGCCACCGTCGAACTCTCTCCAGTTGCTGGACGAAACGTTCTCGGTATCCGGGACGGAATCATCAGCGACCAGACAGCATTGAGAATGCTTCAGGAGTACATCAGGACTCAGTGCCTGAAATAAATTTTTTTGCAAATCACAAAGTCCATTTAATGAGCCTCGCACTTGCGGGGCTTTTATATGTCCGCAGTAAACCGCGCATCGCAGCGCGTAACAATCCCGAGTTTTTCAGAAAGCTGAGCCTGAGAACTGCCGTATATGGTGGCGACCATCTCGGGGACGGCTTTTCTGTGCGAACAGGCTCATCTTTCTAAAAGGTAAGACGCTATGAATATCGTTCCACTGAATTACAAAGGCGAACCTATCCGCTTCAATACTGATGGCTGGATTAATGCCACTGATATTGCAAAACGTTTCGGGAAGCGTCTGGATCACTGGTTGTCCAACGCTGAAACTCTCGAATACGTTAGAGCTCTGGATGAGGTTTATTCAGGTGAACCATCGAAAATTCTACATACCCGTGATTTTGAGGTGTACTGGCAATAGCGGACACTACCATTTGTTCTTTTTTTAAGCAGCCATCTGATGATATTTTTCCCTGAAGGCTGCCGGGGAGATATTCCCCAGACGAGAGTGACGACGCTGACGATTGTAGAAAATCTCAATGTATTCCCGTATTACTGAGATGGCTTCATCCCGGTTATTAAAACGATAGTGGCTCAGGCTCTCATTTTTCAGCGTTCCCCAGAAGCTTTCCATCGGAGCGTTGTCGTAACAGTTACCTTTACGCGACATTGATGTTTTCAGACCAAACTGCTCCTGTATGACCCGGTAATCGTATGCGCAGTACTGTGAACCTCGATCAGAGTGGTGGATTAGCCCGGCAGGTGGGCGCTGGCTCCTGAGCGCCATAAACAGGGCTTTACCTGTCAGCTCTTTTGTCATGCGCTCTCCCATGGCGTAGCCGACAATTTCGCACGTATAAACATCTTTGATGCCAGCGAGGTACAACCATCCCTCCTGTGTGGCAACATACGTCAGGTCCGCCACCCAGACCTGATTTGGTGCTGTAGGAGCGAACGTCTGGTTCAGCAGATTTGGCGCAACTGGCAGATTGTGGTTCGGGTTCGTAGTCGCTCTGAACTTGCGTTTCTGCTTACAGCGTAGCCTTAGCTCCTTACGAAGACGTGCCAGTCGGTCACGACCAACGATGATGCCATTCTCTGCCAGCTCCGTCTGGAGCCGCCGGGTTCCATATGTTTCGCGAGTGCGGATATGTGCCACCTTAATCTCCAGTTTTAGCCGCTCATCACTTTGTTTTCTGTCTGAGGGTTCATGCTGTACCCAGTTGTAATAACCGCTCCTGGATACACCAAATACCTGACACATCGCTTCAATGGGAAATTGTTGTCGCCATTGTTCGATTAACGCGTATTTTTCAGCGACTCCTGTGCAAAATACGCTGTTGCTTTTTTTAATATATCTCGCTCAAGGCGAGCTTCATTTAACGCCTTACGCAGTTGCAGAATTTCAGATTCCAGTTCAGCCACCGTGCGGGAACCAGGAGTACCGAGCCCTTTTCTGGCGGCGGTAACCCATTGTCCTAAAGTGCCTTCAGGAAGGGATAATCGGGAAGCGCCTTCACTGATCGAAAGTTGATTTTCAAGAACCGTTCTGACAGCTTCGGCTTTGAACTCTTTAGAGTAACGTTGGGTTTTTCTGCTCATTATTAGCTCCTTCTGATGCCATTCTATTTCAGGAAGGAGTGTCCGTTAAACTCAGGCTACCTCAAAATCCGCCTCAGGGTCTGCATTCGGGCCTTGCGGCGGATTTTCTTCGGTGTTGTCAATTTCAGTGTCGTCAATTTCGATGTCCCCGCTCAGGTCAATACCGCTGTACGGGCTGTCCTGCGCAGTCGCCAGCCGTTCGCGTACTTCGTTATTGGTCACTGCTCCGGTGCTCTCATAAATCTGATCCGTTTCCGCCTCAGTTTTACGGATATTCGCCAGTTGCTCGCGCGTCAGCTCATGCAGGGGTTCAAATTCAAACGTGATATCAGGATCGATATCGCCGAACTCAGACAACTGGATAATATCCAGCACCTTTTTCAGCGGTTTCTTCAGAAGACGGGTGGCAAGTGCAGCAATGGTGTCGTAAAACACCCGGATTTCACCCTCACTCGACGCATTCAGTCCCGTTGGGCTCAGCCCGGCGAATTTTACGGACGGTATGGCACTGACAAAGAACATGTGTTCCTGTGCCTGCGCCTGAAGGGTGTCGAGGCCGCTCAGGGGAGTGTTGAACTGGAAAAACTCTTCGTTCGTCTTGTCCAGCATCAGCAGCCCGCGGTTATCACGGGTACGGTTAAACAACTCCGCGCGTTTTGCGTAATTCGGGTCCCTTTTACCACTTAATACCTGTGTCATATCCGTCTTAATCCCGCTCAGCGAAAACGAATGCAGCATATCGCCCACGCTGTCGCGTGTTCGCAGCCAGTTATCAACATAAGGCTCAGCAATCTGAACCAGTGACAGGCCGCCAAAGTTGTAGGCCGGCTTCAGCATGTCCGGAACCGGACGGGAGATCAGATCAATCATGCGGCTGGCGTGAACCGTTTTTCCCATTACGTACCATTCGGACGGACGGTAAAAATCATCACTCAGCGGATTATCCGCGTTATATATACCCGGATACGTCCAGACGGGTTCAATAACACGAAGCCCCAGCAGGGAACCTTTCGGGATTTTTTTGTCGGAAATAAACAGTCCGGATCCCAGCTCCGCCGGGTCAGTCCAGGCAGATATACCCGATGGCGAACGCACATCAATATAAATCTGCCCTCGCCCGAAAAAGCCGTCGTGCTCAATCGCCAGTCTGAAAACGTCCTGTACGTTATAGTGCTCCAGTGCGTCAGTAAGCTGCGCTATGCGTGACGCGTGGCTGTCGTCCCCTTCTCCGACCGCCTTAACCTTTATCCACTTACGGGTCATCTCCTCGGCAAGCACACTGACCATACGCCGGTACTCCGGTAACTGCGCCTGAAGTGCCAGATACGGATAGCCCGGGAAACCACCATAAACAAAATCAGGATAATGACTGTTCAGGGTGTCATACGGTGTTGCATCCATTGCCAGCACAGCATCGCGAACCGGTGCCGGGATAACGCCCGGTGGTGGCTCATAGCGAACAAACTCCCTCCGTGGTTTCTGCCGGACGGAAGCGATCACCTCATCGTTAATTTCCGGTGGCTGTGGTTCAGGTTGTTTGTCCGGTACCGCCGGCGCTGACGGTTCTTTTCGTTTAAACGGCCACATCAGATCCACTCCATAAAGTCATCAGAAATTACGATGGGCATTTCCATCGGGGCATAAGCAATCATCACAGAATCAGCCAGGTTTGGAGATTTCGTTCCGTCAGGTTGCTTATCCACAAGAATTTTTCCGGTGGCATTTTTTGACCAGGTAGGTTGTGACAGCTCCATCAACAACCGGTCTTTATTTTCCATTGTGCTGCTGATGGAAATAATCTCATCCGGGTCATACTCCATACCCTGTAGTGCACGAAATGTATTGCGGAATAATTTGCGAAGATGCCACCACCCCTGGGCTTTGGCATTGACAAAAAAGTCCTTATTCAGACGAGCCGGTTTACCATTATCACCGGGAACAGCTTCATTTTCAGGATGAAACACGCTCCCGCTGCCCCGGAATGGAGTGGCGGTGATTTGACAGATGCCCTCCGCTTCACGCAGTTCGTTGATAGCGCGCGCATCACCACGAACGCCAGCACCCAATCCGTCCTCATCAAAGCGAAACTCATCGGCACCAAAGTCATCGCACAGACCAAAAACCTTAACCACAGAGTCATAGATGTCACTCCCCTTACCTGACCACTCCTGTACGTCATTCAGCAGGATGCCATAACGGAGCGAACAGGCGTTTTTATCCCGCCCTTCGTCGGCGACATCCATTGCACCAAGCCGTTGGCCGCCGGGCTGAATGCCCAGTCTGATATGTGCATCAACCGCAGCCTGTACCCATTCTGAGGGGATCAGGATGCCTTCTGCTGATGCCTGGTAATTAAGATCCAGTTCCTGGGCAACGATGACTGGGTTATCAATTTTCTCGCACTCCTTGTGATACCACTCATCGTCTTTACGCGGATCGCTACGCCAGTGAAACGTAAACACCGGGATTTTTCCACTGTGCCGCTTCTGTGCGAAGGGGTTGTTCATGCCGTTAACCGATGAGAGATCGATACGACATCGGGTTGTCTGAGAAAGCGCGGCATCAATAAGTAATGGTCGCTGGAGAAAAGCAGCCTCATCCACAAAATAAAGGGTCGTACGGTCACCACGACCGATATTATCGCCAGCCTCACCTTTGATAACCGCGCCAGTTTCAGGAAACTCAACACGCATATATGGCGCATGCTTCTTCTCGCTCCACGAACCGCGAAACTCTACAGGTAGTGTTTCCACGAACTTGCGCGCCTTCCAGAACAATGCTTTCGGGTCACCGGTGCTGTCGACGTATTCCTCTTTACGGGAGCCGAAACCGATAACCATTTCTTTGTTGAAGAGACAAAGCGAGCAGGCCAGTCCGATCGCGGTCCAACTGAGCCCCATTTCACGGGATTTTTCGGTAATACCATTCTCCCGATTGCTCCAGCGTTCCATAATCCAGTGGATCCACTCCTCCTGCTTAGGGAAGAGTAAAAACGGAATGGTCACCGGCAGGCCATAATCAATATTACGCGGGTCCGTTGTCATGCCCCAGTCGATAATGAACTGAGCCGGGTTGGTACGGTAAAACTGTTTTAGTGCAGGCAATATTTCAGGATTCTGGCGAATGCGCTGTAGGCGTTCCATCCGCCATTCAAAAACCATCTGGTAATCAGGATGTTTAAAATCGAAGGGGAATGGTAACGGCATACTTAGCCCATCATTTTTCTATACGCCTCTGCAGCCTGCTCCGGCGTTAAGTTGGTAATTTCTGTTCTGACTGGTCCTCCATCAGCGCCAGTCACTTCATTTTTGACGTTGTCTTTAAACGCCTGAACAGAAACATTGAGGTAGCCTGAGTTTAACGGACACTCCTTCCTGAAATAGAATGGCATCAGAAGGAGCTAATAATGAGCAGAAAAACCCAACGTTACTCTAAAGAGTTCAAAGCCGAAGCTGTCAGAACGGTTCTTGAAAATCAACTTTCGATCAGTGAAGGCGCTTCCCGATTATCCCTTCCTGAAGGCACTTTAGGACAATGGGTTACCGCCGCCAGAAAAGGGCTCGGTACTCCTGGTTCCCGCACGGTGGCTGAACTGGAATCTGAAATTCTGCAACTGCGTAAGGCGTTAAATGAAGCTCGCCTTGAGCGAGATATATTAAAAAAAGCAACAGCGTATTTTGCACAGGAGTCGCTGAAAAATACGCGTTAATCGAACAATGGCGACAACAATTTCCCATTGAAGCGATGTGTCAGGTATTTGGTGTATCCAGGAGCGGTTATTACAACTGGGTACAGCATGAACCCTCAGACAGAAAACAAAGTGATGAGCGGCTAAAACTGGAGATTAAGGTGGCACATATCCGCACTCGCGAAACATATGGAACCCGGCGGCTCCAGACGGAGCTGGCAGAGAATGGCATCATCGTTGGTCGTGACCGACTGGCACGTCTTCGTAAGGAGCTAAGGCTACGCTGTAAGCAGAAACGCAAGTTCAGAGCGACTACGAACCCGAACCACAATCTGCCAGTTGCGCCAAATCTGCTGAACCAGACGTTCGCTCCTACAGCACCAAATCAGGTCTGGGTGGCGGACCTGACGTATGTTGCCACACAGGAGGGATGGTTGTACCTCGCTGGCATCAAAGATGTTTATACGTGCGAAATTGTCGGCTACGCCATGGGAGAGCGCATGACAAAAGAGCTGACAGGTAAAGCCCTGTTTATGGCGCTCAGGAGCCAGCGCCCACCTGCCGGGCTAATCCACCACTCTGATCGAGGTTCACAGTACTGCGCATACGATTACCGGGTCATACAGGAGCAGTCTGGTCTGAAAACATCAATGTCGCGTAAAGGTAACTGTTACGACAACGCTCCGATGGAAAGCTTCTGGGGAACGCTGAAAAATGAGAGCCTGAGCCACTATCGTTTTAATAACCGGGATGAAGCCATCTCAGTAATACGGGAATACATTGAGATTTTCTACAATCGTCAGCGTCGTCACTCTCGTCTGGGGAATATCTCCCCGGCAGCCTTCAGGGAAAAATATCATCAGATGGCTGCTTAAAAAAAGAACAAATGGTAGTGTCCGCTATTGCCAGTACACCTCAATGCTTGGGCTTTTTATTCGCACATCGTGAGGAATGCACTGTGGAAATTAAAAAAATCATTAATCCCCGTTATACCGAAAGTGGCGCAGTAGACTGTGACGTTTTTTTTGACGACAGGGACCAGGCAGTCCCCTACACAGCCACCGCTGATGATGTCGCTCCGACGGGTCAGCAAATCTGGCAGGAACTGCAAAGCGGCAAATGGGGTGAGATAGCCCCATTCACTGTGACACCAGAAATGCTGGAAGCGGCCAGAGAGGCCAGACGTCAGGGAATTGAAGCATGGCGCACAGAACAGGAGGCGAAGCCGTTCACGTTTGAATGGAACGGTCGTATCTGGGATGCTGGCCCCAACTCACTGGGCCGCCTTTATCCGGTGGTAATGGCTGCGAAATCCGACATTGTACGGGACGTGATGACGTGGGGTGATGCCGATAATCAGCAGGTGAAACTGTCGATGCCGGAACTGGAAGAACTGGCGGCAGCAATGGTGCAGGCTGTTGTTGAACGCAATGACGAGATTTATCGCCGTCAGCGTGAAATGAAAGAGGAGCTGAGCAGTCTGGATGATTTGGCTTCAATTCGGGCGTTTGACGTTGAGTAA